ACCCAATAAAAATGCCGAATCAAGATTCAGCACTTTTTATAGGGTTTGTTTTAGCTACTTCTACGGCTTCGGCAGTAGCTTTTTGTTTTTCAGCTTGAGCTTTTTGCTCAGCTTCAATTTTTTTAGTTAAAGCTTTATGTTCTTTAACTAATTGTTTTTTATGTTCCATCATATCGACTAGATCGTCGAATCGGGGAATTTCGGTGTCGAAATATTCTCCCTGATTTTGTGATGCTCCAAGAGGTAAACCTCTGGAATGTCTATCTAGTAATTGTCTGATGGATAAGTTTTGATCTGGAATAGTATGGACTGTTTGATCCATAATTTTTCCTTTCCATTTGTCTTTTGAATAAGCATTGTTAATTTTTTTCATAAGTGTTAAATTTTTAATCGTTTTAGCATTTGCTGTTTATTATCTCGTCTGATAATATTTTTATAATGTTCATGCTCGTCTTTTCCTGAGTTGAACATTTCTTCGAAGTTTGTTTCTTGTTCTTCGATATATTTTTTATACATTTTTTTAAGCTCTGATTTATCAAAGATTTTTTCTTTGTAATATCTAGGCATGGATATAATTTGTCCTGATTCTCTAACTATGCAAAAGATTTCTCTGTCTTTGTAATATTTTTTCATGGCATTGGATAGATATCCAAGACCCATGCCTTTTGACATTAATGAGAATTCTGGTAGTCTATCGTCGTGGGTGTTAAACCTTTGAAAATTTGATTTAGTTATATAACCAACCACGTAATTAATAGTAAGTTGATTATTGTTAGCAATGTGTATATGACCTTTAGTCCAAGTGTCAGCAATGATCTGAGGACGCTCAATAAGAGATTTAGGCAAATTGAATAAAATAGCATGATAATGAGGGCGGTGTGTATTGGTTCCATATTCTCCACAAGCGTAATATTTAAGTTTGTTAGTAGGGCATTTTTTTCTTAGTCTTTTAAGAAAAAGTTGATAATCCTTTTTTACAAGGGTTTGAAAGCCATTTTCTGAAATTGGGGCCTTTTCGTATGTTAATGTTATAAAGCATGCTGATGTAGAAGTCTTGGCTTCTTCGTTTAGCCTAAAGCTCCAATGTGAAGCTCGGCGTTTTTTACATGCAAGGCATTTACCGCATGGTACATTGACCATTAAGTTCTGATTTTTATAATCTTTCGATTTGTTACGGACTCTAAATGGTGTGAAACACTGCATAATGATGGTTTTTAGTGTAGGGGGGACCAAGCAGGTCCCCAGACCTACTTATAATCTAATACCGCCTCTAGCTACTCTATATGAGTTATATTTTCTAGATTTCTTTTTTTGCATTCGGCTTCTCTTTTTGAAAGCCATGCCTTTTCTTCTAATTCGTTTTGATCTTCTGTATCCCATGATTTCTAAATTGTTGGTGTTCCAAAGTATGGCATTAATCTTGTTGCTTTTACTTCGTTGTGTAAATACACATATAAATGTTCTGTTGATGCTTCTGGTAATGCGAATACTCTTTTTACTTCGTCACTATCGCATTCAATAAAGTCCTGGTTAAGTGTTGGTTTTGATCCAAATATTCTACCCATGTGCCAGAATTTTAATGTATCTCTAAATTCTCCATGAACAGTAGATGGAATATATTTGTACTCTGCATATCGTGGTGTGTATCCAAATACTTCTGCGTCTTCGGCAGTATTTTGGTGGTATAGCTCTTCGTTATAAATTGGCTGTTCTCCAATGTTTGCAAAGCTTGGCCAATAGTAATCGAATTTATCGAGTTTTTTCCAATGTTTTGGTACTCCTTGTTGATAAGCGGTTTTGGGCATAACTGACATAATACCTATAATGTAACCATGTTCTTCTGCTCTGTATGATACATAATTTGATGAACCTACTGAAACTCCATGTCCGGCCATGTTACCTTGGGGAGTTGGTTCACTTGCGTTTGCAGATGTCTGCAGAACTTCACTTATGGTAATTGGTGTGGACGATCCTCCAAGGAATTCTGGCCTTTGAAGTCTAGCGTCTGATGATCTTACGCCAAAGTGGGCTGTTATAATTTCTATATATCTAGCTCCGCCTCTTGCGTTTCTTTCCAACCATTCTTGTAACCTAAATGCTCTTCTTAAGTCGTTTATTGATGATGCTGTGGCACCTGATAAATCTGCTTTTAAATCCATTGAATTATCTATGTCTAATGGGGTAAAGCTTGGATTGTTTGAAAATAGTTGTCCAGTACTAGTTGTAGATAAAGCAGCAGCACCGTCAAAAACGGCATTATTAATTATTGCTCCTGTACCATGATTTCTAAATAATGTAGTTGTAGTTGGATCAGACTCATAAATTATTGGAGCAGTTGTTCCTAAAGGAATTGTTGCTTCTGGTCCTCTTTGTGTCCATGGAAGGGCAGAGGTAAAATAGTCATGTTGCCATGCTCTTTTTTTCATTGAACTTAATTCAATTATGTCTGAAGCTGATTGTGTTCCGTCTGATAACGTAACATCTGTTTTAGTTATTAAGTTTTCGTCTCTGTAATAATCTTGATAAATTTTCTGATAAGCGGCGAAAGGTAAAGCTGATACGTCTGTAATTTGATTGCCTGTTGGTAATCCTAAGTAATCTGCTAATGTTTGAATCCCATATTGAGTTGGAATTGTTAAGTCTACGGTAGGGAATGTTGGGTCTGCAAGACCATCTTCTCCACCTGATATAAAATTTTCCCAGTTTGGCCATAATATTCTGTTTGGTACAAAGAAGAAGTGACAATAAACACTTGCTTGGTGCATGATTGGTGTGATAAGCGGTGCGAATCTTGTCATGTTAGTTGCCTTAATGTTAAATTTATCTCCTGGTACTACTTCCATTACGGAGATTGGCATTAATTCTCCGATTCTACCAGAAAATTTTCTATCGTGTGATAGGTCAAATGTGTTTGTTTGTGGTCGTGGCATAGCCACTTTACTAAATATGCTCATAATTATCCTTTTAATTCTTTCATTTTTTTATCTATCCAAGATTCTCCTGGATTAGTGTTTTTAGCATCTTGTTTTGCTTTTTTAATAGATGTTGTTATCCATCTTAACATAGTTGTATTTAAATTTCCTGTTGGGTCTATATTCATTTTAATTAATCCAAGTCTAAAATCTGTTAATGCTTCTTGATATTTTTTATTTGCGATTGCTATTGCAGCATCAGCTTGTAATTTTTTTGTGATAGAAGCTTGTTGACTTGTAATTTCTTTTGTTTTAACTGCCTCCTGTAAAGCTTGTTCAGCGGCTATATCAGCTTTTGCTCCAGCGCCTCTAATTAATGGATCTTTTAATCCAAGTTTGGTTGCAGTATCTACATTGTTTTTTTCTGTAATAGAATCAATATTTTTTATTTGAGATTCTAGTAATTGTGCTTGTAATGGAACTGGGTTTCTTACATTATAAGGTGCAGCTTTAGACGGGGCTATGGCTCCAGCAACTCCAGTATTAGCTTGTCCAGAGCCATAAATTAAGTTAGGGTTTAATCCCGCGTCTTTTAATCTGGCCATTTGTTCTTTAGGAGTATTATATGCATTTTGCATATGCCAACGTCTTTCGTTTTCTGCGTCGGCTAGTCTTTGTCTACGTAATGCGCCTCTATTAGTAATCATGTCGGAACCTAATCCGAACATTCCTGATTGTGTTGAATCTTTACTTAAGAATTTTTTAGCTCCTTGGAATATTCCTCCAGCTAATCCACCTAATACGCCAAGTAATCCCATTATACTTTTTTAAGTTTAGTTGGTATTGTTACTCCAGCTTTTTCGAAATTTAATTCCGAAAGTTGTTTGTTTGTTAACTGAATTGTATCTTGAACTCCTTTAACCAGATCATCAAAGTTGATAAGCCTAAGTTGTAAGAGATCGAGTTGTTGGTGGCAAGCCACACAGTGTTGTAATACGATTTTTCGAATTGATTCATCGTGTTTTTTTTCTTCTTCAGTTTTGAAATTGTTGGTTTTCATAAGTGTTAATTTTATTTGAACTATAATTTATAGTATGTTAAACCAGAGGTAGATCCTCTGTTTGTTTATGCAATATAGTGATTTTTTTTTATTTACCAAATCGTTCGATTTTGGTTATTTTTTTTTGACACGTTTTTTCTTTACCTCCCCTATTTACTTTCACTTCGTTTTCGTTTTTTGGTCGTTTAAAGTTATTTGGTGTCAATTAGCACTAATATATCAAGTATGATATTAGTGCTAGCGATTATCATCGCAGTTTTACCCAATAAAAATGCCGAATCAAGATTCAGCACTTTTTATAGAGTTTGTTTTAGCTACTTCTACGGCTTCGGCAGTAGCTTTTTGTTTTTCAGCTTGTGCTTTTTTCTCAGCTTCTATTTTTTTAGTTTAAGCTTTATGTTCTTTAACTAATTGTTTTTTATGTTCCATCATATCGACTAGATCGTCGAATCGGGGAATTTCGGTGTC